CTAGCAACAATCACACGCAATATAGAAATCAAATACACACAATCGGGTACAACGATAGCATCTTTCGGTGTAGCATACAATGAGAAACGCAAACAGCAAGACGGAAGCTATGCGGATCAAGCACACTTTTTTGACATAACAGCATTTGGGAAAACGGCTGAAAATCTAAATCAGTATTTCAGAAAAGGCTCACGAATACTTATAGATGGGTCGCTTGATTTTCAGTCATGGACTGCACAAGACGGTCAGAAGCGAAGTAAGGTAGGCATAAAGCTACATAGTTTCAACTTCATAGACAGAAAAGCAGACGCACCACAACAACCCCAGCCACAAAACAATTACTCACAGCCTACCCAAGAGCGACCCGCTTCACAACCACAGGGCGGAACATTCCCAAGCATTGATGTAAATCAAGAAATCCCTTTTAAATATCTTGATTGGAGACTATGATGAGAGATATTAAGTTTCGAGCGTTTCTCTCTATTGGAGAATGGAACAACAACGGAACAGAACAAGCCTATGAAATGTGTGATGACTTTGCAAGCGAGGAATATGCGCCAGTAAACGACCATTTAAAGCAAACAGAAAACCTCATGCAATACATTGGACTTAAAGATAAAAACGGTGTAGAGATTTATGAGGGGGATGTTGTATCACAATCTTTTATTAATTTTTTACCTCAACATTTTGGAGAAAAACTAGAAATAGAGCAAGAAAATATAATTGGTGAAGTAACTTATGCCAAAGATTGTTTCAGAATAAAGGATGCAAACAATAAAACACTTAAGGAAATTATGGCTCACTGTGAAGTAATCGGAAACATATACGAAAATCCAGAACTTTTGGAGACAAAATGAACCACACAATCAAAACAAAAGACGGCTTATTCATAACCGATGAGGATATAATCAACGAGATAAAAGATATGATACACAACGGCTTGGATTATACCTATGTGAATGGTAAAAAAGTTTCAGTCTACAGCGACAAGCGTTTGCATGATGAGCGTGTTACGAGAATTGAGGTAGAGGGATAAAAAGAGAAGAAGCAAAACAAGACCTTTGGTCAGCAGGCAATATAAATACCCTAAGTAAAGTAGAGTGTGACAATATTATAAATAAAATCTACGATGATTTCGAGTCAAGGACTTGTGAGAACTGCTATTGTTTTATAAAAAGGCATGATGATTGCTTTATTCTGCAAATAGACATAAATACTCTACCAAAAGATTTTTCTTGTAGTAAATGGAAGGAAATCAAATGACAATTAAAACACCCATAAAACAAGACAAGCGAACCATGCATGAAGTCAAGGAAACACTCAAAGATATAATGCATATCAGCAAAGACAGATATTTAGCAGATGATTTAGGTATCAACTACAATAGCTTGAGGAACGCGGTGTGCAGAAATGTAATCACAGCACCAATGTATGAGGCGATACTTAGGTACTGTATGGCGAAGCGGATAGATGCCAATTCGGTTTTTTATAAAACAAAGGCTACAAATGCAACCTAAAAACAGAAGAACGGTAAAAAGATGCGTGCATTGTTCCGAAATCCTACCCTACCATCGCTCGAAGTTCTGTAACGAGGGATGCACCGACAAATACCACAAAGAACAAGTTAGGCTTAAAAGGCTCAAAGAGAAAGCCAAACAAGTACCAAGGTTTTGTAAGTATAAATATTGTAGAAAACTACTCCCTAAAGATGCACACGCCACAAAGAAATACTGCCAGGGGACGGATTGTGCCACCAAACAAAACCAACTAGAAGCTAAACAACGCAGAGAAGCAAACAAGAAAGAACACAAACCCGTTTATAGAGAGTGCAAAGTTTGTGAGAAAACCTTTGAAGTTGAAAAGAGAAAGTTTCGGACTCAATACTGTTCCGATGAGTGCAGAAAAGAGAAAAACAGAAGAGCATGGAGAAAAAGTGCGACCAAAGAGCGTGATAAGTTAAACGCTATCGAAACAGAAAAGAAGGAGAGAGGCAACGGGAAACCTAAAGAGTTTAGACTCCCTGCGTGGACTCTAGTTAGGGGAAACATATCTAATGGGAACAGATCAGACTCGATAAGTTGTCAAGCATGATAAGCAAAAAAGAGCAAACCAAAAAGAAAAAGCCACTCAAAGAGAAAGTTTGTGCATACTCCAAATGCAATAAAACCTTTATACCTCAAAACGGATGGCAGAAAACGCACTCTTGGAGATGTGCAATAGATTATGCACAAGAAATAGCAGCCAAAAATAAACTAAAAGTAAATCGAAAAGCTCTTAAAGAGTTTAAAGATGGTGACATACCACACTTAACCAAGGTAGCCCAGCAAGTGTTTAACAAGTACATACGAAAAAGAGATGAGCATTTACCTTGTATCTCATGCAATCACGAGGGAAATAGACAACGACACGCGTCACACTTTAGACCTACTGGGAGAAATCATCAATTAAGGTTTAATGAGGATAATTGTCATTCAAGTTGTAGTATATGTAATCAACATCTGTCAGGAAATCTAGTTCCCTATAGAGTTGCACTAATAGAAAAGATAGGGCTTGACAGAGTAGAAGCGTTAGAGGCAAACAATGAGACGAAGAGTTATGCAGTCGAAGAGTTGAAAGATATTATAGGCACTTACAAGCAAAAATATAAGGAGCTAGTATGATAGGACAAAAATTAACAGCAAGTGAAGCATTATTCGGTTTCGCAGGGTGGATAACGAGCAGAGAAGAAAAAGTTGTAGCTAGTGCTAGTCATGATGCTAGTATTTGGGTTGAATTGGTTGACGCGTTCATAAAAGAAAATAGATTAGAATACCCTCGTGATGGGTGGGAGAACAACTTAATGCATCCTAGTGGGGAATGTTCTGGTAAGACAGAAGGACAAAAAAAGCCAAGCAAAAGGCAAAAGACACATCCCAAAGCATTAAGGAGTCGGACATGATGAAGGACGAGGAAGCCAAGAGGATAAATCAAGCTTTTAGGGATGGCACTCTTTGGGCGAAAGATAAAAAGAAATAATGTTAAAAAATATGGTATCATTATAAAAGCATAAATACAAGGGAAAACATGGATGCACGGTCAGAAGAGTTGTATTATGAGTGTATCGACAAGATTGACGATAATATCGAGATAGCAGAAGAGTATCTTATCGGGTGTATTACATGGCTTTGCCGACAATCAAATGGCAGGGCAGACCGTGACCGAATATCAGATGACCTTAAACTCGATAGAGGAGTGCATAAGTATCATACCGAATTGGTTATTATATCCAGACTGTCAGAACCCTCACTATCAACACTCATAGCTTCAAGCCTTGATCTTACAAAAGAAGTTAATCATCTTATGGATATTTACGAGAAGATCAAGACCGCATCTTACGACAGCATACAATCACACCACCAAGCGACCAAGGCTAAAAAGGCTGCTGATATACTCACTAAGATACATAAATTGCTTACTGTGAAAAAGAAACAAAAGTTAGGTAATCTGTTCGAGGGTGAAGATGGGTAGACCCTCCAAGTATGATTGGAAAGCCATAAGGCTAGATTTAGAAGCAGGACAAGAGAATGAATATGTACATAAAAAGTATGATGTTCCGTATGATGCAATCAATAAGCATTTAAAAAGAAACCCACTAGAGGTAAATCAACAAGCAAAACACGCACTAAAGGGCTTTGATGAGATAAGTCAAGTAATTAGTCAAGTAGAGGACAAACACCCCGAATTGGCTAGGACTGTATTAGAGATAGCCTCTGAGAGAAGCCAACACATAAGGCTATTTGCTAATAGTGCATTACAAAATCAAAGATATGCAAACAACGCTATGAAAGAAAAGAGTACAGACATGAATACTCTCGAAGCACACAGTAGAATAACCCAACGTAACAAAGACACGGTACTCGGTAAAGAAAAGTCAACAGAGATAACCAATGTAAATGCACAAACAACAAACAACAACTTAGGCATATCGTTTGAGTAAATTACACTTTCGAGTCAATAAAACATACAAGGACTTTTGGCACGATCAAAGCAGATTTGTAATCGCTTATGGTGGTGCAGGTAGTTCCAAGAGTTGGACGACAGGACAAAAACTGCTTACACGGATAATGTCAGAGGAGCACCATCGTATCTTAGTGGTTCGTAAGGTTGCAAGGACGCTAAGAGTATCAGTATTCCAACTCTTTAAAGACCTAATTAATGGCATTGAGCTAAACGACAGTTTTAAGATAAACAAATCAGACATGACCATCACTTATTTACCTAATGGATCAGAGCTCCTCTTTTACGGGTTAGATGATATTGAGAAGTTAAAATCAATACAGGGCATCACCTCTATTTGGATAGAGGAAGCAAGCGAAACAGACGAGGGCGATATCGCAGAGTTAAATCGTAGGCTCAGAGGTGAAACACCATACTATAAGCAGATAATTATCACATTTAACCCCATATCACATCTACATTGGTTAAAGGCCCGCTTCTTTGACAATGAGAAAGCGAAAGTATCAATCTATAAAACCACCTACAAGGATAACAAATTCATAGACGATGAGTACAAGCAAGAGATAGAAGATATTAAACACTATGACCTCCAACAATACAACATATACGCACTTGGTGAATGGGGCGTATTAAATACAAATATTGTCTATCATAATTACTCACACGTCAAACACACGACAGAATTATCCGTAAAAGATTTTGAAGTGCTACACATAGGGCTTGACTTTAACATAGGTGGCTGTGTTGGGGTTGTATGTGGCGAAATAGGCACGAAAGTATATGTCGTTGACGGTTGGGCAGTATATGATACCGAGTCGATTGTAACGCAACTTAGACAATATCATAATAAGAAGGTTATCTTATATCCCGATGCTTCGGGGCGTGCTAGAAAGACAAATGCTTCACGCTCAGATATTCAGATACTCGAAGATGGTGGCTATAGGATAGACGCTCCAAAGATGAACGGTGCAGTCAGAGACAGAGTGAACGCAAGTAATAGAATGTTCGCAACGGATAGAATATACATAAACGGACACGTCGAGAAACTTATGTATTCACTTCAAACCCAAGCATACACAGAAAAAGGTGAGCCCGAAAAGTGGACGGAACACAAAGGCGGTGCAGTTGACGATTGGAATGATGCTTTTACATATTTTATCGTGAGAAGATACCCTATCCAATCTAATAACATCGGTACGTCAACCTTTACCATGAGATAACCACAAATCGCACAAAGTAATATGTGATACTAAACGCAATATAATAAAAGGTTAATAATGTCAAACTCACCTAAATTTCAAGACTCATACTACTCAGACAGAGCAGAAAACTTGGCATTAATGCAAGCGTTCAAAGACGGGAGGAAAGCCGTTGGCCAACTACTCCATAAGTGGGAGCGTGAAACCTCAGCAGGCTATAAATCAAGACAAGATACATCGACACTCTTTAATCAGACAAAGAAAACTATTAAGACGGCAAATGGTATGATATTCCGTAAAGAGATTTCATACGACAGTCTAAACAAAGCCTTTGAAGCACGAATGAATAATATTGACGGGGCAGACACCAACCTAAACGAATTTGCAAAAGATTTAAGTGAGGGTTCTTTGTGGGATGGACTTAGTTATATCCTGGTAGATACACCGCAAAACGATGAAGAGATAGTAAATCTACAGCAGCAAATAGCAAAAGGTATTGTTCCTTATTTTACCAAGATAAAAAATTCACAGTTATCAAATAGGCGCGTTATTAACAATAAATTAACACAAGTCACGATATTAGAAACTGTAATGGAATATGAAGGTGATTTTGGTGAAAAAGAGATAGAACAAGAGAGAGTATTGACCATAGGTGGTGGTAAAATATACAGAGAAGATGAAGTCGTATATGAATGGGCAAATAGTCTCAACTTTATCCCACTCGTACCTGTTTACACAAACAAGATAGGCTTCATGGACGCTACCCCTCGTTATCTTGACTTAGTAGAGCTAAACTTAAAACACTTCAATTATCAATCACAGTTAGATAAAACTTTATTCATAGCAGCCAACCCAATACCTAAGATATGGGGTAAATCAGAAACCAATACGCTTACAATCGGTGTAGATCAAGCTATGCAATGGGCAAATAAAGAAGATGGTGACTTTGAGTGGGGTGAGTTCGAGGGTACAAGTGTCGACAAACTTCAAGAGGAGATTAAGAACATCGAAGCCCGAATGTTCTCCATCGGTATTTCACTCCTCACAGAAAAAGAACAGACGGCTACAGAAGCAGCAATCGTGGCAGCAGGTGAGAACAGCGACTTATCTGCTATCAGTTCATCTATCTCTGCAAGTCTTAACACGGCTTATCAATATTGGTGTGAAATGATGAACCAAAGCCCAACGGGCGAGATTAAAGTTAATAAAGACTTCACGGGTATTACACTATCACCAGCAGAAGCTAAAATCTATCTTGATATGTATAATTCGGGAGCTTTGACATTAGAGCAGCTGTGGATAGAACTGCAAGACCGCGAATACATAAGTGAATTTGATGTAGATGTGGCTAAGGCTGATTTAGAAGCTAAAAACCAAGATGTAGAGTTGTAATGTTATCCACAGCTACAAAGCTAACCATGCTTCAAGAGCGATACAAAAGCGAAACCGAAAAGATATTTATCGCTTCACTCAAAGACGCTTTGGAAATTATATCTGGCAAACTAAGCACATCTGAGGACTTAACCCAACTCAAACGCCTAAATGCTATCAAGCGATTAGTAGAACAGGAGATAGGCAAACTATACCAATCCCTAAAGCTACCAATACAGCAAGATATGCAAGGCTTCGCTGAAATATCCCACCAAACTATTTTTGACGCACTAAACAAAGAAACGGGCTTGGGCTATGCTTTCGCGGCATTACCTAAAGATACAATGAAAGAAATTATCTCCATGAATGAGATTAGACTTGTAGGTGATAAGGCTTATACGCTTAAAGAGATGTTTAACGGTGCTTCCAATGCACAGATTAATCGTTACAAACAGATTATCTCAGGTGGGTTAGCTTCTAATGATGGTTATCGTAGTATCACCAAGCGGTTAAAAGATGCTAACGCTAAGGCTACGACAGATGTTTTCGCCATAGTGCACACGGCTATCTCATCTGCTAGGGATAAGGCAGATGCTAAAGCATTTAAGCAATTTGACGATGTTATCACACATTGGGAGAGCGTATCTGTTTTAGACTCCAGGACTTCATTATTGTGTGCTGGGCTTGATGGTAGAAAGTACTATAAGAAAAAAGGTTATCCGACTTATGACAGCATTCCAAATAGGCCTCCGAGGCATTTCAGATGCTTACTTGGGGATACTCTTATATCTACCCGTTACCCTATCTCTTATATTAGTAGAAGGGCGTACAAGGGCAGTATCTATACTATCGTAACCGCCAGTGGTAACACTATCAAATGTACTCCAAATCATCCAATACTTACCGACAGGGGTTTCGTTTCTGCTCAGTCTATCAATAAGGGCTATAAAATCGCTACGGAGCTTAGGAGTAAAGGACTTAGGTTCATCAATTCCCAAAACAACAAGGGAGAAGCCATTATCGAAGATCTTTTTAGTTCTATCGGGGAAGCGTTCGGCGTGAGCTCCGAAGTAATGCCACTTACCTCCGAAGATTTCCACGGCGATGTTACCGACAACAAAGTCGATGTTGTATTTATCAATAGGGAATTGTTCCTCAAAAATGAAGCCCGCATCAGTAAAGTCACTAGCGATAATTCTTTCATATTCACTAACCCTTTTACCTTTGGCTTTAGCGATATTGCAAAGAGTTTCATGTTTTTGAGGAACACCTTTGGTGGCTTTATGACACGCTTCAACCTGTTTGGCTCTTGCTTGTCTATCCATAAGAGACCATTTGATAGTCTCTTGTTCGGATTGCGTTCTTATGTGAATACTTTGCCTAATAAGCTCAGACCTAAGAGTGCCTATGCTTACATCAAGCCGTTCAGATATACCTCTGAGCCCAACACCCCTACCATAAAGAGCGATACAGCACTTCAAACAGATAGCTCCATAGTGCCATTTGGAAAAATTAAGGGGAACTCTTCCGCTCTCTTCGATAACCCTAACAATGACGCTCTGATAGAAGCCAAGCTCAGTACCGATATTCTTAACGGTTCTCTTGGAGATGAAGTGTTCCTTGATGATGTAGTCGATGTCATTATTAGTGAAAATGTGCTTACTCATGTTTACAACCTTGAAAATGATTTAGGGTATTATACCGCAAACAACCTTATAACTCATAATTGTAGGAGTAGTATAGTAGCCAGGACTTCATTTCACACAGAAACTACAAGAGCAGAAAACGAAACCTATACCAAGGAGGTATCGGCAAGAGATAAAGACGGAAAAGTTGTGAGATACAAGTCAGGTATACATGAAGGCAAAATAAAAAAGAAAACAGTAACTATTGGTGGGGACAAAGGGCAAATAGACTCTAAAATTAAATTTAAAGATTGGTTTGCTAGTCAATCAGGCGAATTCCAAGAGAATTACTTAGGCAAAGCACGTTATGACCTATACAAAGATGAACGGCTTAAGATTAAGGACTTTGTGGACGTAAAAAGTGGGCATAGGTTTACGCTTGATGAGATTAGAGGGATGATTTAATCAATTTCTTATTTTTAGCTCTTCTTAGTTTATCTGTTATCCTTCTTTGCTCTTTATTCGCTTCGAGATAAATTCTTACACACGACTTACATTTTGCTCTATACTTTTCTTTGCGTTTATGAAACTCTGATAATGGCTGTATTTTCTTACAAGTAGAGCATACTTTGTTTTCTTTATCAATCTCAACTTCCTTATTTCCCAAGTCCATATATGTTTGGTTCTTACTATCTGCTGTGCTTGCTACAACATAAAGCTTAGTCGAGAATGATTTCATAATAAATCCTTTACAGATAAATTTGGTAATTCCGTAAAGTGTGGGAAGTTCCGAGAGTTTTCATCTCGGTTGGGGGTGGAATGTTTTAATCTTCAATACTTATTATAGCTAATCTATACTTCTATCATCCTCAACTTTTCCAAAATAAACATCTGTACTCAT